CGAGTCGTAAAACCTCTACATCTCCTGTTGTATCACTATTAATATGAAGTAGAGCTCCCGGATTAACAATCTCTGAATTAGTTCCTCCTATACCTACTTTACCATCTCTATCTATAGCAAAACGATAAGTAGCATCGGTTTGGTCATATACTCTAAATGTGTAATTGTGTGAGGAACCACCACCTATAATAGCCCAATCTTGTACTGTTGTATTACTATTATAAAGTTGTAAACCAGTTCCATGTGAATTAGAACCAGATAATGCACCTATAGCCCAAGTCGAACCACCTCCTCTCACATCTAGTAATTTAGCTGGTGCAGTTGTGCCTATCCCCACATTACCAGTAGAATCAATACGCATTCTTTCAGAAACAGTATTTGCTCCAGCTGCCGTTGTTGAAAACATTAATCTTCCGGGCGTTGTGTCTGTTGTTACTGTTCCCTCTATTGCAGCACTGATAGTAGCTGCTCTATTATCATAATCTGTTTCAAAAGGTCTAAATGTAATATTACCTATCAAATCTCCTGAAGATAAATCCCCACCAGTAGCTCTTTTTCTATCTATATATAAACTTGGACCATAAATTGCACTATCAGTGTTTTCACGTCTAATAACAACTCCATCACCAGTAATAATGTCTAATGGTTGAGTAGGTGCAGCTGTGCCTATACCTACGTTTCCCTTAAATTCAGCAATCTTATCTTCTCCTAGCCTCATTATTTCAGTGCTAGTATTAGTTCTGAATATGAAATGTCTAGCTGTAGAATCATTCGGTGTATCTATATTGAAATACATATCATTATGAGCTCTAAGATACATATTTTCAGAAGATTGCATAATATAATTATTTGCATCTCCTATAATGATTTTTCCACTTCCAGCAATAGATAAATCAGTTCCATCAAACGTAAGATTATCACTACCCTCTATACTATTAGCTGTAGTAGCACCGAAGGCTACTTGGTTATCCGTTATAGAACCACCGATAGTTCCTGTTGCAGTAGATGCTAAAGTTAAATCAAAATCTGTACCATCATCATCAGTAAAGTATAATTTGTTAGGAGCGGTATTTTTAACCCAGAGTTGTCCCCATCCAGCAGTAGTGGTTTCGTGGTCTGCTCGTTCTTCTATAGATAGTGCACCCACTAAAGACATACTGGTCTTAGGACTTCCTGTTCCTACACCGAATTTATAACCAGCTGTTCTAACATATAAGTTAGCATTATCATTCATTAAATGTAATGAGCTACTTGCTATAATATGGTCAGTTTGGAATTGTAAATTAGTGTTGTCCCCACCAGCATCAAGCCGCAATATGTAACCATTACTACTTGCATTTTTAAATCTAACTGCGTGACTAGTACCTGCATCATAAACATCTAGTGCATAAGAAGGTGCAGCTGTTCCTATCCCCACATTACCAGCAGAATCAATACGCATTCTTTCTAAAGGAACCGAACTAGTTGCATCTGGGGAAGTATATAATGCTAAAAACCCACTTGCGTTACCACCTTCTCTAGCTCCTATAATTCTAGAACCTACTAAAGAAGCTCCTGTATTTGTAGTAGAGGCATTAAAATCAATAGATACTCCTGAGTTGGTAGTTGTATCATCAGGGTCTAACTTTAACGCTGTAACTATATTAGCGCCACCAGCTGCTTTGAGTATGTGTAATGGGGCGTCAGGTGAAGTTATGCCTATACCCATCAAAGGTAAACTAGAACTTTCTAATATTGTAGCACGTTCAGTACCACCAAACATAAATCTTATATCTCTACCAGTGCCTGCTTTTATTTCAAAATGTCTAGCAGCGTCTAGGCTTATTGTGTGTGGACTGTCAACAGTCAAACCACCAGCTGAGTTAATTTCAAAATCTGTGTAGTTAGAACCATCGTATCCTAACACTAATGGACGTGTTGTATCTACTATTGATACTCTACTAGAGTTGATTGGATTATCTGTACCTGCTAAAACAGCAGAGTTCAATACAACTTTAGCATACGCTAAACCATCACTTGGTTGACCATTTTGTATGTACATTGCAGCTGTAGTTGAACTACCTGCGTTTGTACCAAATCTCAATTGGTTACCTAAATGCCATATAGCTTGAGTTGCACTTGCTTGTGTATCTTCTAATGTTATTCTTGGATATTTAGCTTTACCATAAAAAGTATCATATGTAGTATCAGTAGAGTCTCTTTCAACAAAAACGTATTCTCCAGTGGCAGATGAGCTTCCAACTTTAAGACCTGTTGAAGTGTAAGTAAGATTGGCACTACCTTCTATACTATTAGCTGTAGAAGCTCCTACTGCTACTTGGTTGTCTGATATGGAACCAGCAATACCAGATTGTAAATATCGACCATCTAAATCAACAGTTAAATCTGCTAATGGAGAAGTTCTTCCTATTGTTAAAACACCATTACCAGTATTGAAAGCTAGAGAGTCTGCATAATAATTAGAACTAGTAGATGTTACCCATTTCAAACCTGTAGCTTCAGAAGAGTCGGCTTGTAAAACTTGACCATTACTTCCTACAGGTAAACGAGCACCACTAGTGCTAAATGTATAAACGTCACCTTTAGTTGTGAGTGGCGATGACCCTCCGGCAGTCTGCGATTTAACGTAGGGCTTATTAGTACCGAAGGTAGCTGTATTTTTTAAAAGTTTTTGATAATTCGCCATAGGTCACACTAAAGTTCAAGGGTGGAGGGATTAAGGCTCCCTCCGAGCCTCGTAATAAAACTTAAATCAATCTAAGCGTTAATACAGATAGCACCGACTGATGGTCTTACAACCTTCAATCCGTATCTCATAGACATGTAGGAACCAACAATTCCGAATCCCGGATTTGCTTCTTCTACAGTCAATGGTCTTCTTTCTACGTAAACCATAGGTTTCACAGATAAGTCAAATACTCCAACTCTGTCTGAAGGAACCCATGCACTTGTTATTACATCAAGTCCATATAAGCTTCCAACTTTGCCAGTTGCGGCAGTTTTGTTGAAAGGATTTGCTGGGTTATTCAAAGTGGTTGTTGGATTTGATGCGTCACCTGCTTCTCCACCTGCACCTGCTGTGAAAGCAGTTACAAAATCACCAATCTTCAAGAGATGGTGGTAGTGTGCTGGGGATATAAACAATGTAGATGCATTGTATCCGTGTGTAGCTATACGGTCGATAGCTTTTGCTACATCAGACAAAGCAAATTCTCCAGCTCCTGCACCACCAACACCATTGAAGTAAGAACCACGAATTAATCGTGCACTTGATTCGTTAGCGTAGGATACAAGTCTGTGACCTGCTGCGTTGATGTCTCCAGCAGCCATACCGCTACCAAAGAAACCACCGTATACGTTGTTCGTGAAGTTAGATAGATTTGCTTCTGATGTATCAGCATCGATAGCATATGTACCGAAGGTTGTGTCTGCTGCACCACCGAAAATAACCTTAACTACGTGTTCGGTCATGTGTCGGTCGACAGCTCTACGAGCTTCTGTCAATGCCATCTCAACTTCATTAAATCGAGAGTCTTCTATCATTCTTCGGGTTACAGCCGTAGCAATACCCCATTCTTTCACTGAGACACGCTCGGAGCGTAGCTTAGTGTGTTGGTATTGCGGGGTTGTTCCCTCGTCTATCATTTCCAGCTTCATGCTGGGTTGTGCGAAAGTAATATCAATATTACCGCCTGTATCTGTGCTCATTGGTTCTGCAAAGTATTGCATAACTGGAAGGTCTGTGACCTTGTAGTCCATAATTGCATCTTTGTAGTCAACCAATATACGCTCTCCGGTTCCACCGGTTGCGTTGTAAGCTCCAGAGTTCAAGCTAGTTAGAACACCGGGTGTTGCTGTTGGGTAATCAGGCATATTTTATTCTCCTTAAAGTGTTTGACATTTCGTCAATCCTGCTGCACTGTTGTTTTCCAAAGTTACAGCTTGGCACTTTGGGGCCGCAGCTGCATTTGTAGCTGTGGTTAATCTTCCCTCAGTTGAGCCCATCATTAGTGCAACACCTGCTCCTAAATCGTCACAGTTGATGTTAAGGATAACTCCTTGACCAGTAACTACTGAAGCCACAGCATCTGCTGCTGCGTCTGTCAATGCTACTCCAACATATGCGAAATCGAAACCGGAATCATCACTATCCGCTTTCTGGAGTTTACCATTTGTATCTACTGTACAGGCATCTCCAGCAGTGAGTGCTTCAGCAGCTGTATACGGTAATATACGTGCCGGAGCTCCACCGTCATTTATCAAAATTTCTGTTGCCATATTTATTCACCTCTTTTGTAAACTTCTGGGTTTAACCTGAAGGTTCCACCATTGTCTACTTTTATACCAAACTTCCTTTCGGTTTCTGGTGCTGCTTCTTTATCAGTTGCTTTACCTTTTCCGAATGAACGCTCGGTTTCTAGTTCTGGCACTGGCATAGCTGCCAATGCTTCGCTGAATCCAGTCAGCTTCATCTCGTCCCATGCTGATAATTCTTCTAAGCGTGATTCTTTCTTCTCCTCATCAACAGTTCCTAATAGAAGCTCCTTAGAGATAACAGCCTCGATAGTCTTGGCTTTTCTCTCCTCGGCTTCAGCTGCTTTGCGTGTCTCTTCTGCTTCTTTGAATTCCTCAATAGATTTGAGTGCTTCTTCATAAGCGGATTTGATTTCTGCGTTAGCTGCTGTTGCTTCTTCTAACTGTGTTCTGAGTGAAGCGAATTCGCGCTCTACGATATTCTCAGCGTCGGACTTTACTTCCTTAACTTCTTCGGTCATGTTATTCACCTTTGTAGTTGTTCCGTCTGCTTCACAACATTCATTACCATCGTTACATGAGTCACAGCAATCCTTATGCTCTTCATCTTCAGGCTCTGAATGTTCGCATTCCTTTCCATCTTCTATTGTACATTCCTTACAGACGGGGTCCATCTTTTCATTATCTATGAAACTAATTTCAGTAGGAGTCACATTGGTAGCAAAATTGTTACCCATCACATCTACATCGTTTGAAAGCCAATCGATGCTAACGTGTGTCATTTCTCCTTCCTTGACCTTATCCATCACTTCTTGTCCGCGGCCATATTTATTAGATACCATTGCTAGCATCTTAATAGCGGTCTTTCCATTGTCCATCTTGATTACCTCAGGGTTGGTAGCCATGCCAATTAAATCCTCTTCGGTTCTTTGATGGTCCACATAAATTGGTAGCTCGTTAAAACTATCCATATGTTTTTCTAATATACTTGGTTCAATATAAACTTTTTGTTGTTCTCCGTCTTCCTCATATTCATGAGGTCCGGATGTAATAGCGATAACGGGAAATGAAACAGAATCAACTCCCTCTTCGCTGGTAAGTGTAACTTCTTCGTCTCCTCCAAAAGAAAGAGCAAAAGAGCGACGCACTGGCTCTAGAGATTTACCTGTTCCAAATTCCCGCTCAACACCATTATCCTCAGCCCAAAGGTTACACATACCTTCGGCCATCTCTGTGTGGTCATCAAAACCACGTTTCTTTAGGGTTGTACTTACAGTATCTATGCATTTATTAAATTTGTTCATGCTCTATCTCCTGTTGCGTTTGCGGACGGCTTATTGCCTCTATTTTGGGCTCTGGCAGATTCTTCTTTCTTATCTTCGTTTTTTCCACCAGAGATATTTGCATTCTTATCGGTTTGTTCTTTTTCTATAGGAGATGCCTTTATATCTTCAGAAGTTTCCATATCTAATTCTGCAACTCCTTCAGGGTCAAGACCTCTCTCTTCTCTAACTTCACCGGGCGATAATACACCTTCAGACAGATATATCATATCAGTCTTAGCTTTAGTGAATGCGTCATCAACATTAATTTGCCTGAATTTGAATTTAGCTTCACCACTTTCTAATTGTGGCATTAACTGTGCATTGAGTGCTCCTTCTACCATAGTTTGTAAATATCTTACATATGGTTCAAAGATAGGTCTTGCTTCTTCAGGTCTATCCCACATAGTCATTGGTACTTTCAATGCCATGTGTATTTTCTTTAGAATATCGTCGGTATACTTACCGTATTCAAAGGCACGTTGTGTACCTTGTAACTCTTTAATAACTATGTCGTTTCCATGTATAATATCTTCACCGGGCGCTAATGAATTGAATGCGTCAACAATTTCATTTATTTTATCCGGTCCATAAGGCATATCTGGTAAACCACAAGAAATATCAAATCTTGAACTAGCGTATTTATTTAACGCAGCTCCTATATCTCTTTCGGCATAATCTTTCAAATCTATTAAATACATAATAGGGTGTATATCTGATAACCCATATGCATAATCTTCAAAAGCATTATTCTTAAGTTCTATTATCTCATCAGGCTCGAATCTAATATCTTCTTTCTCATCACCTATTTTCTGATAGTAGTACATTACTTGACCGTGCTCATTCCTTTTAACATACATGTTTTGGCTTGAGCGTAAAACTAAATTGTCTCCAGTCCATTCTAAATATCCAGTTCCAAATATACGTGCATTCCGTAACCACCCATAAAGTATATTCTCCATGTTTATATCTCTAAACAGTTCTTCTACATCATCTCTTAAGTCATCTTTATCTGTAACTATATCGAAATTATCTTTAACTGCATAAAGACAAGGAAGGTCTATTAATGTTCTAACTATAGGGTCTGCCAAATAAACATTAAGATACATACGGTTACTTCCTATATGTTCTTCATATTTGTCTGACGTTTGAAAACCGTAGTTAGAATTAGATAATTTTAATCTTTTAATAACTCCTTCTCCATAACTTCGTGGGTCATCCTTCTTGAAGGCTGGTGCGCTGCCAATACTGGCAAAACGTCGCCTTACATTATCAATAAACGACATGGCTAATAATTAAATAATATAAAATAGTATATAAAGCTTTCCTTAGAAATTACCATAACGATGCTTATTTAACCGAACATTGCGCTGTCTGGTGGTAAAAAGTGGTCTTCCTGACACCTTTCCAGTCATACTTCTATTTATGCGTTGAGTGGTGCCTTGTTTCAAATCTACTTGCCCAAAACTACCTGCTCCGGGCAACATACTTAAAGTTGCGTGTAAACCCATAGCTGAACTATCACAGTAGTCATCATGTTTACCAGTTGGAGCTGCTATCCTTTCTGTCTTCTGTGAGGCGTCCATAGTATATTGTAAATCGAAATGTTCTCTAATCCATTTATTAATCAAACGAGCTTCATGTTTTGCTAAATTATCTGGTTTAGGTACTACTACACGTTGTTGTTGTATATAAGATTGATAGTCTCTATACATCTGTGTCTTAGTTCCTTTAGGTCCTCCTGTGAACACAAACCCTATAAAATGAATTTGTGGTGTTGAATTAATACAAGCTAGTCTGAGGTCTTGTTCGATAGCTCCACCAATCCCCGTACAATCCACAATAAGCTTATCAGCACCAAGAGCATTAGCAACATCGATAATACGCTGACGTTGAAATGGAATGTCATGACCACCACTTCTAGGGTTAATTTCTTCAATGTATATAAGTCTCGCAACATCTTCTCCGATATTATCCCCCACAGACTTTTCCCGTTGCCATCCTGTAATAACAGTAGAGTTAACAGATTTACCAACATCAACACCGATAGTGATGTTAGGACCATAATCTCGTCCCGGCTCAAGGGACTCTGGGGTTGTAATTTCGAAGTCATGTAAACACGATTTGATTTTTTCTGGGGTAAATACATTTGATACACTTTCTACAAACTCACATTCATATTCAGTTCTCCAGTAAATGGAATCTTCTCCCCACTCCATCATCTTTTCTAACATTTCTTCTTCAGTATAGGGTGCTGAATAAGCTTCACCTTGTTTAACTGCATCTCTCCAAGTATAGTGTAATCGTGTATATGTCTCAGAATAAGCATCGTCATATAGATATCTCCACATATGGTTATCTTTAGACTTTGGTGTACCCAAATTAATGAAAGGTGCTTTATTTGAAACTATAGCAGGTTCAACATTATCCACGAACAATTTATCGTCGATGAGTGGAGACTCATCAACTATACAGAATGTAGGATGTTGTCCTCGTATAGCCTGTCCTTGATTACTAGGCGCCAATGGAGCTCTACGCATCATTGTGCCCCCCTTCATGCGTATATGGGGCTTATTGTGAAATTTATAATTATCTACTAAACTATCTAGGAATTTATTATCTTTAAAGTTTCTATAGACATAGCCAAAGATTAATTGAGCTTGGTCTTCAGAAGGTGCTAAAACAAATATTAAATCTCTAAATCTCTTAAAGAACATGTAAATGGTGACAGCCACAGCTAGGGCGTATGATTTTCCACTACCACGAGGTGCTAAGATAGCTAATTTACGTTGCTTACCGTTTTTAGGTAAGGTCAGTGAACTTACTATAATATCCTCTTGCAGAGGTCTCAGCTTTAAAGGCCTCTGTTTATTATCTATTAGGTACGCTTGACAAAAAGCTCGTACCAATTTTCTCATCTTTTCTTTTTCAAGTCTACACTTCTCGAATATATTCTCTAACTCTCTTGAATCGTAAGTACCTTTACCGGTCAGTGCTGCTTGGAGCTTCTTCGATTCGTTCTTTACTGGTATCATCTGCTAAATCCTCTAAGAAGGAAGCGAATCCTTCTGTTTTCTGTTCCACTACACTTGGTATTTCGATATTCAATGCTCTGAATTCTGTATGTATGTCTTTAACGATTGCATTTCTTTGGCGCAAGAGCTCTGTTCGTAGGTTAATATCCCGAAGATGTACAGTAATTTCTTCCCAAAGAATGTCTTCAAGAGCAAGATTGCGAGCCAGCAAGCGTACAAGTTCTTTATGACGTTCATATTCCCCTTCTCCTACTCGCTGACGTAATCTATGCTCGTATTCCTCTTCGTTCAAAGTGCTTTGCCTTCATCAAGGGCTGATTTGACTTTAGACTTAACCAATGCGGCTAGTTCATCGTCTTTCTCATCCCATGCTGTGACTAAAACATTTCTGACCAAAGAATCTTTTACGTGCTTTTGTGCTGTTTCGTCAAGCTTATCAAAAGCTTTCATCTGTGCTTTAGTTAGATTCTTATCTAACATGTCCATCAATTCAGCTTCGTTATTCTTTATATATTTAAAAACTAACTCTTTAACTGCTGGTACAGTATAAGCAATATAACCTGCCA